ATATTACACACATTTATTAGTGTTAATAGTCTATCTAAGTGCCATTTCTGACATTCAAAAGGTATATTTAGAGTTATCATCCAGTAGTATATTACTTCTGCCGTGATAACTTCTCGATTAATTGTTTTTTCTGTTTCCGAAAATATAGTTGCAGTCATCGTTTTATCTATGTAGTCGTTAATTTGCTTTGCCACATCATTTGTTATAAACTTATAAACATCTGGGTCTATATTTTGAGTTATGGTCATACATTGAACGTAACTCAAAATTTCTTCTTGTGTTTTTTCTGTCTTTGTGAGGAACGGTTTATTCCATATAGATTCCCATTTTGAAAGGGATACTAGAGAATGCTCTAGTTGTAAGGGTCGCTCTTTGAGATTGATAAACATATCTCTCGATTCGTCGTATAATTCAACCGCAGGTATAATAACATTAAGCATTCTCCATATCTCCTTTCATCTTATCAAATAGTGCTACTAGGAACTGCCGCGATTTTTGGAATCGGTTGTTGATTTATTGATGTAATACTGTTTACAAATGCCGCTGCTGCATCCGCATCGCTAAGTAATTCAATTACCAATTCACTATAAGCTTCAGTCTGCTGAAAAGCAAGACTTAATTCAGGACTCTTAATGAATTGTTTTCCATCGAGAGATTTTTGACCATAGGATCTTAAAATTAGATCCTCGAAATGTTCATACATTCGTTTTGTATCCTGCTCAGCGGCAATTTTTTCCAAAGTTTTTTCCAAACCACCAGCATAGGATAATCTCATTTTTGTAAGCTCTGCTTTGTTCAAATTAAAATAATGATCCTCGATTCGTTCATTGCCATCATAGTCAACATATGTGATTTTTTTCTTTAACATATTTTTCTCCTTTCAATTTTAAAAAAGCGGAGACCATTAAGAGTCTCCGCCAAAAATAATTAACCCTGAGCGATAGCACCAATTAAAGCGATGATTTCGTCTGGTAATGGCAATCTTGGATCTACTGCCTCTGCTGCTGGTTCCGTAGTTGCGTCCTTACCATATAAAATTTCTTCAAGTGCTGCAAGTTTTGTAGGGTCGCATTTTGTGGAATCGATAATCATAGTGGCACTTGGTTTAAATCCGGAAATTTGAACGGGCGTGGTTGTTACTTCCCATGAGAATGTAATAGCATCTGGCGTTTCGTTAATTGTCTGATAACCCTTTTCTGTTGGAGACGCCTTTGCACCATAAACAATGTGAATTTTATAACCATAATCGGATTCTTGTGTGTCGTTGCCAAACACTGTTCTGTAGCATAATCCAAATGTAGAACGTGTCTGCTGACCGATAACAACTCCGACTGCAACCTCAGCAGAACCATCGCACGCGGCAAATTCATCAGGATATGTAAAAGCTTCAATCGTACATCCAAATTCTTCAGTTGAAGTAAGATTCAAATAAACCTGATTGTCCGCATATTTCTTGTTGGATTCCGCACCAGATGGTTTTTCAGACACGCTAACCAAACCATTCCAAGCAACACCTTTTGGATATGTCCCATTGGTTGCTAACTGGGGATATAAAACTCCACGATCTAAACCGGTTTCATAAGTTTTCTTTCCGGACTCATCCCAGATAAGTTTACCCATTAAATATTCCTCCTTTTAATAAAACATTGTAAAAACGTCATGATTCAAATTATCGGCAGTATAATGCCGATTGAAAGTACAATATGGTAACGCTTTGATTTTATCTGGAATTTCACTATCCGGATTTTTATCAATGACAATTACCGTGTAATTTTTTTTACTAACGTAGGTCAAATTATTCGCAAACTCCGATTTCACAGAATTTCGAGAATATACAATACATGGATAAACCATGTTTATTGAAGCGGGTGGTTGAAAATAAACATTTTCCGATTGTAAAACACCCTCTAGAAGTGTTTGTAAATCGAGTCGGTTACCCATTATACACACCCCCAACTGTTAAAATTAATCGAGGGTATTGAACATCAACACTAGATATTTTCCACTTAGCACCCATAAATTCAACATATCGCATGGAGTGGAAATTCTCATTAGCAAATGGATCGGCTAGTATACTAATCTCGTTTGATATGTTGATGTTATCATTAAGATGATCAGTTGACTGCATCTTTCTAGTGTTCCTTATTAGGTCACCATAGTATGCACGTTCAACAGGTTTTTCCTCAAACACGCCAGGTGCTGTTTTAATATTTAAAACATAACCTATAATTCCATAAAACTTTGCCATTTTGAATTTCCTCCTCCATGTTCAATGTTACGCGGTTATGCTTCGTATTCAGAAGACTTAATAACGGCCAACACCGCGGTAGTTGCAGTTGTTTCGTCAGCTTTAACATAAGTTAAAGTAGCAACGCCGGCAGCAACATTCAAACTTGTGGCTTTGTACTCTGTGTCAGCATCAACAACGATGATTCCTTTTCTGAACAAATCTTCCAATGTGGCAGCTTCAATTTTAATGGTTGTTAATTCATCAGCATACGCATAAGCGTCGTCAGATTTTACATACACATATGTAGCTCTCACATGCTGATCTTCGTATCTTTCATAAACTTTATTCATGTTATATCCCTCCCATTAATTAACCAGCAGCAACGACTTTAAGTTCTAACGCGATTGCAGAGAAAGGCTTAATGAGTGCACCAGAACAACGAGTTTCAATCAAATATTTCTGAGCATTGTAATCGATGTCAAAATCATCAAACATGTTTACAGCTCCACCCTTGTCAGCGCCAATGTTGTAATCATTCAAATTAACAATGAGACCCATCAATGTAAGAGTATTGCTGGACGCATCAGTTCTTGTTAAATCTTCCATTACTGGAACAGTAACAATGGACTTAACACGCAACGCTGTAGCCAGTTTGGTTACGGTATCGTAAATTACACGACCTGTGGTATCTTCCATCAATAAACAATCTGTTAGAACGTCTTCTGTTGTGTATAATGTTGGTTCACCAGAACCCTTGTAGTTTTTACGAGATTTAATAGCTGCTCTGATAAATGCTTTTGCTTTCTGATCAGCAGTAGCGTTAGAAGTAACTTCCACTGGGGTTTTTACTGTGTAGAGATCTTCGTCTTTCCAGATAGGACGAATATTCTGTTCGTTGATTTTGTCATCGCTGGAAGATAATCTACCGTCGCCAACTAATACAGAACGCGCAATTTCTTCATCCAACATAACCCTCATTTCTGCCTTAACGAAAGCAGCAACATCGAAATCCGTAATATCAATAACGTCTTCACGATCCAATTTCTGCTTTTTGTAAATCATGGTAGGAACAGTGGTTCTCTTAAGCAGTGTAAATACTTCCTCTTTCTTAAGATTACCTTTAATGTAACCTTTTGCTCTCGCTTCATCTTCGGTAATGTCTGCAAATACAGATTTAATGCGAGAGAACGGTGTATGATGAGTTCCGTTAACTACCTGCTGAACCCAGCCCATTTCGCGCTGAATAAATTGAGGTGTGTTTGTAACATTAACGGCATCGGGAAATAAGAAATCGATATTTTCAATACCATGCTGCAATACAGCTTCTTTAAGACTTCCGCATTTTTTTGCCTCGGAGAAAATCGCCACTGTATCGGAATGGCTAAGTACATCTTCTTTTGAATCTTCTTTGTCAAATACATTATGTTTCATTGTCGTGCCTCCTTCGTCTTCACCATCTTCATTGTCATCATCTTTATCTTTATTGTCATCGCCATGTTCCAAAGCCTGTTCAACGGCCATACCGATCATAGCATTAACTACTGTTTTTTGTTTTTCACTAAAGGTATTATATACATCAGCGACCGTTTCTTCTTCTGTTTTTTTTTCTGGATCATCCATTTTGAGTTTCTCCTTTTCTTTTTCTTCTGGTACTTCTTCAGGCGCTTCAGCATGATACAACGTAATACTTTCATCTGTATAAACGTAAGCTTCTTCTTCTGATTCTTCGCCATGACAGATGACAGACTCAATACATGCGCCAGGGTTGGCTCCCGCTAAGACCAAACTCACCTCCTTAATATCTCCGTGTATAACATCTTTGCCTCGGTGTTTCAATTTATTAGCCAAGATCGATAAGTTTGTTATATCACCATGTTGGACGATTTTTTTTGCTTGTTGTCCTGAATCAGAGTCATTAAATGTGGCATAAACATAAACACCATCTGGCCTATTTTGCAAACATGCATGTCCAAGCACATCAAAAGGTTGGTTATGATTATGGTCCCATACAAGTGGTACGATTTTTTGATCGTTGTGTTTAAATGCGTCTTTTCTAATAGTTCGACCATCAGTACATAAAATATTGTTTTTGGTAGCCCAACCACAGAAATCAAATTTCATATAATTCTCCTCCTTACTTCAATTTTATTAACTAGCAACTTTTTCTTCGTCGATCGTCTTTTCTGATTCGCCAGCGGGTTGACTTAAATTCTTGTTACGTAGTTCATCAGCCTTTGGATCTTCCGAAGGTTTTAAACCTACAACCTGACGTATTTCATTCGACGTCATTACTTCGTTTCGTGTAAACTTATCGGCGATCTCTGCGATTTGTGATACGGGAACAAGTTTAAATGGATCTCTAAAGAACATGATCGATTTCATTTGAGATCTCGCAGTTTTTGTTAAGAACTTACGTTTCATTTCATCTACTATGGCCGAGACTATAGGTTCTACAGTTCGATTATAATAGTTTAACATTGCTGTATCATTAGCGGTACCATCTAATATGCCTTGGGTTATACCTAACTGGCTGTATAGCATACTCGTTAAGTATTCGACCTGAACCATTAAATTGTTCTCTACCGAACGATTCAACTGTGTTATTCGCTCTGTTCCGTCGGTATACGCAATGCCAAATTTGGAACCAGACAACTGATTTTCAATGTCTTTACGTCGATCTTCTGCTTGTTTTCGACGAGCCTCCGATTTTATCACGTATGGCAATTGAATAATTAAATCTAATTTACCAGAACTACTTTGCTCGTCAATAGCATCTAGCAAATTTAATTTTCGTATTAAACGTTGCATAGTCGAATTCGGTTCATTTATTACAGCATACAACGGATTTTCAATTATCCCAACAACACTTTTAGGAAGAGTTACATCTTCTTTAACACCAGTGTTATCGTTATATACACGAACCTTTACATGTTTGGGATACCAATCAACTATCTTACCGACACGCATAGATCTAATATCATACGATTGCATAGTGGGATCGTTATCAGTATCTATTGGGACTATGGCAACACAACCCTCGTCTAACATTGATATTACAATGTCTTGGATTAGTGCCCGACCAGTTTGGTCAATGTTTGCTTCTAACGACAAACATGTTTGAAGTTTGGAATCAACAGTCGACAAATATCGTCCGTTGCTGTCCAATTGCGCATGTAAAATGTTAATTGATGCTGCATCCAGAGCAATTCGATTGTATACAGAATTAACAATTGAATTTTTATTACTTCGAGTAAATTGGGGACGGTCTGGACGACGTGAACTACTTCGTCCAATGTCGTAATAAGAACGAAAATTCTGACTATCGACGAAAGCGTTCCATGCCTTTTTTACTCTATGACCGAGTGTTAATTCCATTTTGGATTGTTCACCTCCTTTTTATTCAAATGCATCACGATTAAGTTTGTATGCCACGTAAGCATCCATCATTGCCGCAACAGCATCTATTTTTTGTTCGTAGCGCTTCTTAAATAGCTTACGGTTACCGTTTGTATCTTCAAGGGTTATACAATTACCCATCGCAAACGTCATAAGCTCTTCGTCAAATATGAGCATTCGCTCCTCAGAAAGCTTCTTTAATTCACCAAGGGGTACCGATTCTGTTTTAGCACCCTGAATTACTTTCTCAATTCCGAAAGGACCATTTTCAGAAACCCATCTTTCGACAAAATCTTTAGCATTATATGGATCATAACCAAAGCATCTAACATCATATCCGCTTTCATTTATGTAAGCATCGAGATCTTCGTAGACTTCAATCATATCCAAGACAGCACCTTCGAGCACTATCAAACTACCTTCTGCCATAAACTGATCGTATTTAATCCGCATAGCTGCTGGTAATTTCATAAGAGTAAGTGAAGATATATAATTCCTCGTTTTAACTCCAAAACATCCGTTTGGTAATGGAAATAAGAAAGTGAAAGCACAGAAGTCATCGCCTTGCGATAAATCGGCGCCCATAGCACATGGTAATTGCCAGAAATTTTTGTGTCTATGAGGTAATGTTTCTTCGTAAGTAAAGAAATAGGTGTACCCTTCCATTGGTAAACCAAATCGTTTTGCTAGAATATCGTTCCTTGCTGCTGGAGCTTTTTCAGCTCTTTCAACTTCCAATTGATATGTTTCATAGGTAACGGTTTTTCCAATGTTAGGATTAGCCTTAATCCACATGTCTGGATCAGCAATTTCATCGACCGAATCAAGCTTGTACCACCAAATAGAAACGTGGGGGTTGGGATAGTCGCCTTTAAGAATGTCGGACAACTCCATTTTGATTGTATCTCCACTGCCGTTTCGGACAGTACCCTCGGAGCTAGTGGCAATAATCAAATAGTCATCAACCTTAGAAGCGCCTTGTTCAATAGCTCCTATTACATCTTCTCTGATGTCTCCAGACAACCATTCATCCACAGTAGCGACTTTAACTCTCAAACCTTGGAGCTTTGATATCGACATCGGTCGAATTTCCAACAGTGATCCAGTCAAGAAATTTTCAATACCCTTCTTGGTTGAGGCTAGTTTCATACGTTTAGCTTTTGAACCGGTGGTGTTTTGTAATGATCCTTCTGTTAAAAATTTAAACAATGGACCTCTTGCACGTGTTATGGCAGTCCTAATGGGACTCATAACTTCTTCTGCTTGTTTCATTGTTGGAGCAGTTGTTATTTGATGTGTTGTAGTTGTGTCTACAATTTCCATGTAAGCTTGTACACACGAATCGTAAATACTTTTAGCGGCACCTCTTCCGACTATTAAATATTGTTTATTTACGAGTCGTTTTTTAACAACTTTGTTTACATAATGACCACCTGGACCGTCCGTATAAGGTTCATAAATACTCCGTTCAACGAAATAATACCAACCAAATATTTCCTCCCCCCATAATTTAAAACTATCGAGAAGATTTAAATCGGCACCGTCAGTAGTCGTCAATTCGTTTTCACAAAAACGAATCCATCCCTCGACTGCCTGATCATCATAAAAAACGCCAGGATTTGCTATAAGGTCATCGATGCGATTCATTTCTAGAGAAATTTCTCTGTTAACTGGTATTTCGCCGCGAATTACGGCATCTCTAAACATGCCGTAATAAATTGGAACGGCTGTATTAGATAATGACATAAATTCTCCTTAATCAAGCATTCTTAACAATTTTGGCAATGTTACCAACGTTGTTATATAAGGTTATTGCTGCGGTAGTCGTTACTGCTGTAGCCCCTACTGCTTTAAGTATTCCGCTTGTGTATTTCTTTCCAGTGTCTATGGTTGTCGGATTTAATTCTTTTGTTAATTGTTTATACTGCTTTTCCATATTTAGACGATTAAGTCGTTTCTTAAGCTCGTCATCAGACATGCTTTTTTCTGGATGTTTTTTCTCATACTTCTCTTTTTTAACAGCAACTCTTGCCTTTTTAGCAGCATCCTTATCAGTTTTTACCGACTCATAATATGCTTTGTTGGCTGCTTTGCGTGCTTTATTACTTGCAGTACGAATCGATACTTTATTACCAGAAGCTTTGTCTTTTGCTACTGATGCTGAGGCAGCACTTCTAGCTGCGGCAGAAGCTCTTCTTCGTCCCCATCTCATACCAGGAACCCCATGGTGTTGAAGTTCTTGAGAATAGTTATATTTCCACATTTTCAGACCTCCTCACTGACAATTGAATTTTGAATTTCTATTTCAGCCAATATCCGCCATTCAGATTCAGCTATCATATTCTTCAAAGCATCAAGAACTGCTGAATTGGACGGGGGGTCAAAAGATAACTTAACTTTTGCACATATATATGGCTTAACAAACTGGAGAAGCGCACTCTCTGGTATAAAATCAGTCCATACTGATTCTGAACCTGATATGGAAAAACCACTTTTTGGCCCAACACCAAGTTGAGTAGCCGTAGCCAATGCCATGTTTGTATACATGATTATATCGGTGTCAAAATGTAAATAATCTTCGGTTATTCCACCAACCATTTTTTTTGCATCGATTAGTATACTACTCATAACTCAACCCCCTCATGGTTTGACATGTATAAATTTTTTCATACAAAAATCATAAAGACCATCTGCAGTTAACACCCTGTAAAAATCATTTGATGACTTATCCAAATCAATTGTGACCTCTGTCAAAACCGGAATAGATAATAGCACATCGGCCGTTGGACTTGGTGTCGATCGCACATTCAACATACTACAATCCACTACTTGACCAATGACATTGATCTCGATTGGGTCTTGAGTCTCGATTGGGTCTTGAGTCTCGATTGGGTCTTGAGTCTCGATTGGGTCTTGAGTCTCGATTGGGTCTTGAGTCTCGATTGGGTCTTGAGTCTCGATTGGGTCTT